GAATGGCGACAGAGAAAGCGCCCAAATGTCGTAATACCCAGGGCGATTGAAACTGATGGAATCCCATTCTGCTTCGCGTTGCAACACCCGCCGCAACACGTCTAAATTGGGCGGTCCAGCACATACATCGTCGAAATCCATCATGATGAAAATGGGCCAAGTGTCGTCATACTGAAAAAGCCCCCGCATCCTCTCTAAAATCGCGTTCCTGGCGTTGGCGATGTTCTCGGTTCTTCTAAAAGAAAGGGGATTGCGGTTTATCAACACATCCATTTTCTCTCCTCTCAAGCGTTTGTGTTGAGTGAGTTTGAGAAGAGACTTATCATGCGATTGGTCATAGGCCACAATAACATGTGTGTCGGAGAACAAGGTCTCGATTTGTTGGATGGTCGAGAAGACCGCGTCAATGTGTTCCTCGCAATTCCGGACGCAACCACAGATAAATACTTTGGTCATTGTTAATAATGAGACCTCTCGTATCAATATATTTGTGTGGATTTTCTACAAAAATATATTACGTGGCATGTATAAAGCGATTACACTCCGAGAAATGACGTCGACCAGCCGCGTAGAGCAAATGAAAGTCGTGCAAACCGAGGCCCTCGCACTGTTTACCCGTAAAAATGAAGATTATGGAGACGCATTTGCGGAATATGGTGTTATCGGCGTTCTAATGCGTATTGAGGACAAACTAAAGAGGTCAATGTCGATAACGAAGAATGGCGTCAATCTGGTAAGAGACGAGGGTATTCGCGACACACTCATCGATTTGCACAATTATGCGGCCATGGCGATTATGTTAATAGATGAAAAGGATGAAGAATAAATGACCTACCTACGTTTGGATATAAAGAGTTTTATGTTGAATGAGCATATAAGAATGCCGAATCATTATGAAACACTGGGAATAACGCGAGAAGCGAGTGCCGACGAAATAAAAAAGGCTTATCGCGGCCTCTCCTTAAAGTGGCATCCCGACCGAAATCCGTCGCCGGAAGCGCAAGCGAAATTCCAAGAAATCGGAGCGGCCTACGAGGTTCTAAGCGACGAGGGGAAGCGACAGGAATATCACGGAGAATTGGACGGAACCAGAATGCCACACATGATGCATGGACAGGGGCCTGACGTAGATTTACACAATATATTCAACATGATGTTCCAAGGTGGCATGCCTGGTATGCCCGGCATGCCCGGAATGCCTTTCGGTGGAATGGGAGAGATGAGATTTAGCGCAAATGGTGGACCGGAAATCCACGTATTCCACGGGGCAGGAGGACACCCGTTTTTCAGACAGCAACTACAGAAACCTCCGCCAATTATCAAAGACGTGGAAATAACGCTCGAACAAGCGTATCATGGCTGCACATTGAGAGCGGAAGTCGAGAAGTGGGTGATTAAAAACGACATGAAAGTCCAAGAAATCGAGCATATTCACATCAATATTCCTGCCGGCATCGAGCACCAAGACATCATGATTGTGCGTGACGCCGGCAATGTGGCTTCGCCTGAGTTGAAAGGCGACATCAAATTCATTATCAAGATTAACTCGACGGGTTGCGCATTCGAGAGGCAAGGAATGGACCTGCTTTACAAACGCGAGGTTTCTTTGAAAGATGCCTTGACCGGATTCTCCATCGAATTTACACATATTAGCGGGAAAACCATCAATCTGAATAACCAGACGAATAATTCGATTGTCCGACCGAATTTCCGGAAAACGATTCCTGGGCTGGGGATGGTGAGAGAGGGCAATACAGGCAATCTCATCATCGAATTTAGTGTAGCGTTCCCCGAATCCTTGACAGAAGAACAAATACAGAAATTGCGAGAAGTTCTATAGGTCTACCACATGTACTTCTTCGACTTCTTCATCTTCTTTATTTTACGGCTCTTTCTCTTGTCCGAACGCTTCCGCTTGCCTCCTTTCTTGTCATCCTTGTCATCTCTGTCTTCTCGGTATTTCCGAGACTTCTCACCGCCAGTATAATACTTTAACATGGTTGTTCTATATAATGGCTCTACACCTAAATCGCCACTGCATAATGTGGTAGCGATTTGTAAACCGGACTTGTGACTTTGTAAGCAATATTGCGGTAAGCAGACTTGCGACTTTACACCTTTTCTCATTTAAAATGCCCATTATTCTTCAATTTTGATTTTTGAATTGAGACATATAATAGTGGCGTGTTTTGTAGAACATTTTATACAAAATAATCTTGTTTTAAGTAAACCTTCTATTATTTGGTGATATTTATCTTCCTCGTTTATCGGTGGCGATTTTAATCCAGAAGAGAAATAATCTTTTGCGAAAGATTTATCACAATTATAATAAGAACACTTAAAAAATGCTTCTTTATTCTCCATTATTGTAATAAATAATATAAAAATATCTTTATATTATTTTTGGCGTTTTAAATGAGAAAAGGTGTAAAGCAATATTTTAAAGCAGTCTTCTAAGCCGAAATGCGACGGAATGGGATGCTGGTGTCGACCAAATAAATCGAGTTCTCGGTCATAATAATATAATCCGTTCCGACTTTGAGGATTTGTTTAATGGGACTGGTGTATTCCTCCTCACTTCTCACCAAAATCTTCTCCTTCGTCTCATCGTCGCGTTGTCCAATCAACACGGTCTTCTCAATCGAATCCTTCCAATAGTCCAACATAATCGGACGGTCTTCATTGATGGCGAGTTTCATTGCGTGCTCCATGGTGGCCGAAGAAGGCAGACGCATTGCATTTCCTGCCGCTTGTGCTGGTGCGGCCGGAGGAACAGCGTTGGCGGCAGATACAGGTGGAACCGGCTTACTCATAATTTTGTTCAGTTATAAACATTTTCATTCTTTAATGCTTTAAGTGCTTATTTGCGCAAATACTCTATTTTTTGTCAACAAAATATATCTTCGCTTCTCAAAGATGGCTTCATACAAAGGTGAATTGATAGAGAAATATGTGAGTATGGTGTTTGAGTATTTGGCCATAATGCAATCATCCGATGTGGTGGGGACGATGACCAATCGCGGCTACGCGGTCCAGCTCGGCCTCTCGGCAATAACACACATATTCAAAATCGCCTTCATCAACACAAAAAACATTGCGACGACGGAGACCTATTACCAGAAGGGCATCTATTGCTACATCGAATATTTGGAGCAATTCAACAAATTAAGCGCAACACAGCAAATTGATTATGCGGACGCGGTCGGGTTCGTCTACGACAAAACGCTGTCGGATTTGCATGGAAATGGCAGCACATCCATCTTCACAAATATATTGTCCGTATCGCAATCGCATCAAGCCCAAGGCGCCGTATTATCCGAATGTTTAGCCATACTAGACCAAGCCGGATTGATTGCCTCGGCGCTTTTGTGGTTGTCAAATACGAACCTGACGCTTCTCGACCAAATAGATATTGTGGAGCAGCATTTCGTCGATTTTCTGTGTTATGCGACGAGTCCCGAATTGATAGAACCCGTCATCACCTTTTTGGATGTGCTGCAGACTCATATTCTGGACGTGGATTCGAAAGAATACAATGATATTCTGTCGACCTTGAAACGGCGGCTGAATACCGCCATCAAAAAAACGCTCGAACCGCGCGGATTAAAACAGCGCGTGAATGATAATTGTTTGTTGTTGGTTGCGCATTATTCCAACAAAACCATGGCACAAATAGCGGAACAGGAAAGGTGGCGAAAACCGGGGGATGATTTAGTCGATGCGGTGTTTGTGTAAAGGTAGGTAGGTAGGTTATTTAGAAATCGACGAATAATACGCGGAGTTCATGACGACTGTCTTCTTGCGCTGTTTCTTCTTCTTCAGCTTTACAACCGTATCCGGCGTGGGCAAATAAATGCGCCCGTATTCCTCCTCGAGAAGCCGTTTCATGAACTCGAACACATGCAACAGAACCGCTTTCGAACAATTCCCCACCACCAAACAATTGCCCGTGGAGAATATCATGAATGACACACACGTGTATTTCTTGCACATTTCCAGTTGGCTGAGTTTGATGCCATTGTCATCCGCTCCGATGCGCCCGTTCTGGTCTTCATGTTTTTCCGGTAAATAATTGCGGTAATAATATTTGCAGCGAATCCCGGGATAATGACACGAATCATACGAAGTCTCGATTCCGTATTTTTCACTTCTCAAGATGCTGTAAAACGCTTTCTGATTGATGCAAAATCCACAGTGAAAACCGGAATTAATCAGAACATCCTCGTCGGAATCTTTGCCGTCTTTGCGCACATAATCGAGAGGCGCCGCGTTCAAATGCGGTTGCAAATACTCGATGACTTTCAGCCGCACCATGTCCAACATATCGTCTTCTGGAACACCCGGTATTTCCAATTTGCCAGTGTTGAATACTTTTACGTGCGCCTCGCGGAATTCGCCTTCATAGCGAAACCGGATGATAATGGCGAAACAGTTCATGAACGCCTTCTTCTGTTTGCCTCTACAGTTCATAATGTCTTTTTTCGAGGTTCCAATCGTGATTTTTCTGTCGTCTTTGAATTTTGGTTTGGGCGCGGTTCCAGTCTTCGGTTCCGTTCCGGTTCTAGGCGCCATCCCGTTGCCCAACGCAACAGAGGTTGCGTCATTGACACATGTATCGACAGTCTTAATCACCATTTCTGTGTAGCGATGCCCGCATTCTTTCAGCCGCGTCTGCATTTGGGCAAACTCGTCTTTCGAATTCGACGTTATTTTTATCTGTTTTTTTACAACGCCTTCTATCGGCTGCCAATATTCGATGACCGGTATGCTCCAGAATGTCTTTAGCGTGTCAATCTCGCAATTCAAGAAGAGCACTTTCGTTTTTGTCGAAATGTGTAGTTTCCCACATTCCGGCGCCGACCCTTCGATGCAAATTGGCAACGAAACCGCGGCACTCGGTTGTCGTTCCAAAACAGGTTCGCCATTCGACCTCTCGTACGCCTCCGCAATCGCATTCCGAATCGCCGAAACACCATTCGGCCGTTTTCTCATATAACCCGATACCAAACTAATCTCTTCTGTAGACTCCGACACTGGAGCCGCAGAATCTCTCATAAATCGCGCCCATTCATCATCAACGGTTTCAAGGCTGGTTTCCATTTTAAGAAGGAGTGTGGAAAATGATTCTTTAAGTTTATTAAGTGTTAAAATCTATAATAAATGCGGGTTATTTCTTTAAGTTCTTTTCAATTTTTGTATTGTGTAAATATATAACGAGGCGCTGTTGCCCATATAAAAATAAAGACCGCTGCAAATGAATTCAACAGTTATTCCGTTAAAAACAATATATCAAAATGAGAAAAAAAAACGGTCTTCACCAATAATACAAATCCGGAAAAAAACGGTAGAAACCTCCAGTGGTATTTTTGACCCGGAAACGTCGACGCCCCCGAGCGATTTTATGAAAGTTTTGAAAGATAGAATGAATGTCTATTTTCCGAAACAGGGTATCGGCTCATCATAATTCAAAATTCAGTACAAAATACCGCACAATGTCTCCGATATTCATGTCGTCGGATGCGTGCGAAACTTTTTCGAATATGGTAAGATGCGTTTCATCGATGGCGTGAGCGAAATTGCGAATGACATAGTTGGCATAATTCAACACAATCTGTTTTTTGTTTATTTTCCGCGTCTCGCTCAGAATTCCTATATAAGTTATGGCGTCTTCTCCTCGTTCGCGCATCAGTTCATGCAAATGATTCCATTCTTTAACAGAAATCATTTGCGACCCCAAGGAATCCATGGCGCAAGAACCGCTCGTTTGCGATAATTGCATGAAATTAATCATGCTCCGAATATCCGATTGATGTGTGTCGCGTAGAACCTCGGCGTCATCATCATTTAATGCGACTCCCTCGGCATCCGCAATTTTCCGCAAAAACGTCTTGATTTCGGTCCACGGCAGCTGGTTAAACCGAACACTGACGAATTCCTGTTGCAATGAATCGTCGATTTTACTGATATAATTGCAAATCAGGCAAAATCGGACATTGGTTCGAGAGGTTTGCAACAGGGTCTTTAATGCCTGTTGTGCGTTTTTAGTCATGTAATCGACCTCGTCCAAAATAACGAATTTACACCCGCTTTCGAATATGTGTCGCGACTTTACGAATTGGTGTATTTGTGTGCGAATAATGTCGATTCCTCTCTCATCTGACGCGTTCAAATGAATGACCGATTCTTTGTTCACACGCGTGTGCTTCATCTGATACTCGTTTATCAAATTGATAATGGTCGTCGTTTTACCTGTTCCCGGTGGCCCGTAAAAGAGCAAATTCGGGAAATGTTTCTTGTCGACAATGTTCTTAAAAAAAGTTCGGTTGAGAGGGTCCAACACAATATCGTCGAATTGTTTTGGCCGGTATTTTTCTATCCAAGGAACCGTTGAATTAGACCCGGTGCTAATCTTTGATTCATCCCTGCGAAGCTGGGATGACTGCGGAGCAGTTGCAGGGTTTCGTAGGAATGCCGCACTGTGCATTGTATCTCCGGAGGAGATGCGTAGGTCATTTTCTGGCATCGCGTTACCCAAAACAAGTGCAACTATTTATCTTCGTTGAAGCGCCAATACATATAACAAATCGACTTAAATAGCATTTGATAACCATTATAACCAAAATGCCTCCGAAAAGGACTAAGAAGGTACCCGAAGTTGCGGCCGAAACGCTTGCCGTGACCGAAACGCTTGCCGTGACCGAAACGCTTGCCGTGACCAAAACGCTTGCCGTAGCCGAAACACCCGAAACTGTTACACCAAAACCCCGCGCTCCAAAAAAGGCAAAAGCCGTTGCTGCGCCCTCTTCTTCTTCTGTCGTAAACACGGTC